AGACCTCGGGCTCAAGAACCCGGGTCCTGACATAGGGAAAGCTGAAGATCTCTGTGGGATAGGTATTAACATCTTCATAGATGACCTCCCCACCCTTCCTAACAAAGTGCCTAGTAGGCCCTGCGATAGGGGGATGAGAACATAGGCGGTATCTTTTCTTACCGCTGTACTTCATGCTTAGATTAGGCTTCCTAATCCGATACTTCTCAACCGCTCCCTTCGGGTAGGTTGACAGTATGGGCTCGGCTAATTCGCCGGGGACCTCCCTTGGGTAGGTCGCCTCATGCTGCCAGACCTCCTTGAATGGGAGGCGGTACCTCTTCTGGCCGCCAGGATCATATCTTCCTTCCTGGTGTTCCACCCCAATGATGGCATAAGCCTTCAGGGGGCCCCACTGACGCATTGAGTCACACAACCCGGCCGCTAGGTCGAGTTGGTGACGCGTGAGCTTGACAAGAGGTGTGAGATCCTCCTTCAACGGAATTTCTGTTGCCTTCCAGGGCAATTCGAAACCCAACCCGCCACGAATGTGTGGTAGGAATAGATTGAGGATACCGGACTTTGTCCATGTCATTGGCTTCAGGATTGCGCGGTTGAAGCAGAGGAATTGTTTTACAAACCTCTCTTTATCTTGCGCGCCTCGGATCGCTGAATTGAATTTGTCCCAAATGGGACTCTTCTGATAGTCGGTGCGACCATCGACCTTTGATCCGAGGAGAGATCCACAGTTGATCGGCACAAATTTCTTGAAATGCGTCCGACCTCCCGTGGTCCCCTCTATCCATAACTCAGAATCGACAGTGAACACTCTTGGGTGGAAATAATTTTTGCCCACGGACTTCTTAAGTCCGAATTGAGTGATCACCTTTGACCAATGGTCATAGTGACTCTGAGTCGTCTTAAACAGAATGTCATCACCGTGGATGAGACAGGGAACTTGTTTGACCGTAAAGGTCTTCCCGTAGTGCTCTTCCAAGCTGACCCAGTAGGCTACAAAGTTAATAACGCAGAGAATGGGAAAGGATAAAACCGAACCCATCAGTTGTCCATTAACTTGTTGCACAGGATCGATGTCAGTCCAAACTGGATACTGCACGATCTGTTCGTACAACTCGGCTCGATAGAGC